CCCTGTCAACTTAAAAGCGGCCAATCAAATTTTAAAGGCAACCGATGAGGACATCGCAAGAATCTGGAATCCATTTACCTATCATAAATTTGGTTCAGCTCCAAAAGCATTAGCTGTTAAGAATGCACTACAAACCATTGGTGCAAACTTCAACGGGGAGCTGGAAGAATTGGACATGACATTGAACGATATTATGAATCAACAAGGACGACGTGATCAAATAGAAAAAGTTACACAGCCAACTGGGGAAGAAAACCTTAGAGAAAAAATTAACATCTTCGAGAAAATGAAACAAGCGGCGCAAGCCAAACAAGGAATCCGTGAGGAGTCGCTCGCTCCTGCGGTGACTGGTGCTGCTACGGCAGCGCCTATTAGCCCAACGTCTGTTGACACTACTGCTGGAAATACATTCGGTGGTGGTGCAACAGGCTCATCCATTGCACAAAATCAAGTGATGAATCCAAATGCAGCAGCTAGTCTGTATGCAGGAAATACTGATGCGGCACTGGCAAATCAATTTGGAGTGCCAAACGCTCCAACGCAACAAATGCCTCGTATGGCAGCAAAGGGAGGCATCATTTCATTGGTGAGTTAATATGGCAGAAGAAAAAATGTTACAGAACCGCGAAGACATCATTAGGATTGAAGGGCAATTGAAGCTCATCAACCAGAAGCTGGACAATCACATTTCACATATCTCAGGAAAGGTTGACATAATCTTTAAGATCGTATGGACGGTTTCGTTCATGCTCCTTGGATTGATTATCCGTGTAGTTTACACGGCGATAATGTAATGAATTATGACAAACTTATTGAGTCAGTCAAGAAGCATGAAGGGTTCAAGGACCACGTCTACTTAGACTCACTTTCCAAACGCACCGTGGGCTACGGCCATCTATGCGTGGAGGACCACTGGGAAGACGGAAAGAAATATGATAAGAAATATTTGGAAGAGATTCTGGAGAAGGACTTGCAGTACGCCATCAACCAGGGGGAAGGAATGTGCAAGGACCTGAAGGTTTCAGACGATGCAAAATTCCTGATAATTGAAATGATTTTTCAGCTTGGAAGTGCCGGTGTACAAAAGTTCCGCAATATGTGGAAGGCCCTTCAGGAAGACCCACCTAACTATGAGGAAGCGTCAGTCCAGATGCTTGACTCACGCTGGGCAAAACAGACTCCAAACCGTGCCAAGGAAATGGCTGGACATATGAAATCATGCTCACAGGCCTAGCATCATTAGCAAGAACTATTCCTAAGATATTTAGAGGAACTAGAACTGTAGGAATAGCAGCACCTCCTCCCAAACTTAAATTTTCCAAAGAAACAATTGAAGCACTTAATAAAATAGATGTAGAAAAATCTAACATAGCTAAACAACAGGCAATTCAAAAGATAAAGGACGCTAAAGTCAGAACTAATTTATCCGATACAAAAGATGTTCTTTTTAAACATGTAACTAAAGAAAACCCAATAAATTGGGGATCAGAAGCAAGAGCAATAAAAGTTGATCCTAAATATGTTATGCTGGGTGATGATCTCGGTGGAATAGGTCCATCAGTTTATCGTGGAACAACTCTTGTCGATGATCCATCTAAAATTTCCACTAATAAAATGATGAAGTTACTGAAGGATGATGAAAAATTCTTTACTACTGAGCCAATAGAAGCTGCGCATCATGCATACACACATCAAACTTTGGATAATCCTTCTGTTATTTTAAGAATGGCTAAGAAAGATGCTAAAATGCGACCGACCCCAATGGTAGACAAGCATAAACTCGTATCTAACTCGGAGCAAGCGCATATTCCTGTCTTAATGAATATTATAATGAGACTTAAGAAAATGGGATGGAGTGACGCTCATATTTTTAAGTATGTGAAACAACTATACAAAGACCCAAGAGCTAAAAAAATATTTAATCGTGGCGGAATCGTTTCACTTGTGCTATAATGCACCGTGCAATTAATAAAGAAATATAATTACGCAGATCTTAAGAGGGAAGACGGGGATGTAAGGTTGTACCTTACACCGGATGGTGAAAGCTTACCGTCTGTTACGTCCGTATTAAATAAGACAAAGGACCGCTCATTCCTGAAAAAGTGGAGAGAAAAAGTTGGAGAGAAAAAAGCCGAGGAAATCATCCGTGATTCCTCCAGGATTGGAACCGCACTCCACCTATATATAGAACATTATACGAACAACCATGCCTACAAGGATATTACCAAAATAGGCATACAGGCTGAGAAAATGGCCAAAAAGATCATAGATGAAGCCTTTTCCGACATCACCGAAGTGTGGGGATCGGAAGTGCACCTTTATTATCCAGGAAAATACGCAGGAACAACAGACATGATTGGTCTTTACAAGGGACGACCAACAATCATTGATTTTAAGCAGACTAACCGGCCAAAGAAGCGTGAATGGATACAGGACTACCTCATGCAGCTTTCAGCGTACGCCATGGCCCATAACAAGCTTTTTGGCACTGACATAGATCAGGGGGTCATTCTCATGTGCTCACGCGACCTGACGTTTCAGAGATTTGAGCTTATGGGCGAAAAGTTTAACCGTGCGGGTGATTCCTTCATGAAAAAACTTGACTTATACCTACAAAGTATTATATAATATAGCCTAGGGTGCCAAAAATAGCCTCCATAGACCTTTAGGTACATCAATGGTAAGACATTGCAGGTTCATCAGTCATGGCTTGGCTGACACTCTAAACAGGATGCCATAATGGGTCCTACTAAATCTTGCTTAATAGGAGGTAATTATGAACGAGCTAGATATTATTCGAAACCATTTTCTTGGTTTCCACAACGACTTTTTTGACAGTTTCAGAAGAGTATCAACTTATCCACCATACAACATAAAAGAAAAGGATGACTTAGGTGTCATTGAATTTGCTGTTGCGGGGTTCGCTGAGAAAGATTTGAAAGTTGAAGTAAAAGATCAAACTTTACACGTTTATGGATGCAAGGAAGAAAAGAAATCAGAAGATTTTTATCACAAGGGAATATCGGATAGAACTTTCCAAAAAAGCTTCAGACTTCATGAACATATTAGAGTTAATGGAGCGGAGCTGAAGGATGGTCTTTTAAAAGTGGCGTATCACCGTGATATACCAGAGTCCGAAAAACCAAAACAAATAAAAATTAAATCCAAGTAGAAAGTTCTTCACCGCTAATTTCTTTAGCGATGTTGACTTTGTTCCGAAGGGACCGTATGATTTTTACATCTATGGTCCCTTTTGCTACCAGGTCAATGTAAAGCACCTTGTTCTTCTGCCCTATGCGGTGGGCACGATCCTCTGATTGTATTCTTTTCTCCAGATCATAATTGTTTGAATAATATACCACTGTACTGGCTGCTGTGAGCGTGATTCCGTATCCTCCAGTCTGCGTGTTCCCTATAAAGAAACGAAGTTTTGAGTTTGGATCCTGGAATTCATTGATGCATTTCTGCCTATCTTCCGTTGCCGTTGCTCCATAATAGGTGCAATAGGAGTCACTCCCAAATTCCTTATTAATAGCTTTTTCAATGGATTCAATGTCATAGATGTAATTGGCCCAGATTATTACTTTCCCACTTGTCTCTCCTAGAATTTGCATCAATTCATCAAGACGATTGCTTTTAATATCAATAATATTGTCACTGTCGGTTGCCATGTGACCACAGGTGATTTGGTGAAGTCTTATTAGTTGGGTGAGCACATTGAAGGCAGTCATTGACTCTCCATTAATCCTGGCTAGTGCATTTTCCTTCATTTGCGCGTATGCTTTTTTCTGATCATCAGTAAGCTCGACATAACGCTTGGTATATACCTTATCTGGTAGATCCAGGCAGTCTTTCTTCAATATGCGGTAGGAATGGGGTGCCACTAGTTCACCCAGTTCCTTCAAGTTCTTAAACTTAATTATCTTTTGGTAAGTGTGCGTTCCGCCAGCTGCCGTTGCCTCTATGACCACGGCGTACCGGGTTCTAAAAGCATAATAGCTTGACTGCCCTAATATATAAGGGTCAAGAAAATCCATTTGCGCCCACAGATCAAGAGGCGAGTTTGTCACTGGAGATCCAGTCAGGATTCTTCTGTAACGTGTTTCACTGGCGAGATCCAAAATTGCCTTTGTTCTTTTTGCCTTTGGATTCTTGATCGTTGTGCTTTCGTCCACGATCATCATGGATCTTCCAATAAGAAATAGTCTCGCAAAATCAACTCCCCTCTTTGAGGAAAAAGCTTCAACATTCATGATCATAATTTTCAGTTCAAAATTATTGTTCATCATTGATCTTAATTCTGACATATATTTCTGGCTTGTGGATTGTTTCCATATAACCACTTTCTTTTCTATGTAGTCAGGAACATGGGTGGGAATTTCCTGGTCGAACCAGGTCATATAAGCACCTTTAGGGGCAACCACTAGTAAGCGGTCTATTTTGCCTTGATTATAAAG